GGCTTATAGATGTTTGGAAAAATAATTTCGTCTCCAAAAGAAGATAACTCTGTAGGTAAGTTATAAGCATAAAACCAAACCCTATATACTTTATCTGGTATAGGGCTTAAACCAAAGCGTCTATTGTCAGGACTTATAATTACCCTAGAAGGAACTCCGTAGTTTTGCGTTTCTGCTACGTCTTGGTTTTCTGAAAGCCTATAAAAATCTTTCCACTCTTCTGTAGTAGTAAACTTAAGATTTTTTACTATGTAGGGAGCCGTTTCTCCTGCAACATTTACAGTAGAAAGAAGAAAATTTTCCCAATCAATATAGCCGTAATCCGTAGTAAGGTCGTTACTGGCTGGCTTAAGCTCATACCATCGTGTTCCTTCTACAGTTTCTACATAAGTATTACCATACATCTGATCTGAGCCACTTTCTGCAGCAGCTAGGAAGGGCCACTGCGGCTCCTCATTAACTATATCTAAGTAAGAACGGTTTACACAATCTTTAACGTGCTGCTGAATACCCGTAGCATTAGCAAAGTTAGCCGAAGTTAAGGGAACTTCATTCATTTCCCTTAATATTTCATTAGTAATTTCGAGGTAAGTAGCAGCCATTTACTTATTTCTTTTTATAAGAACAAGATTTTTCTAGCATGAAAACATCAGGCTTTGATTTTTTAACCTGACCACCATGCGAATAATTCTTTTTTTTCTTGTCGTACATTAGTCTTGCTCCATACTAAAAGTTTTAGAAGTTTCTCTAGCTATTTTAAATTCTGTTTTTTTATTGAAAATTTTATCGTAATTAGAATCGTAATTAGATTTACTTTCTCCAGCGTAAAAACTTCCAGTCATTCCTAAAATTCTTTTTTTATTCTTTACGCCACTTTTAAGAATAACTGATTTATTATCACTTCCTATTTGAGGCATTGTAACTCCTTTAAAAAGAAATGGGGGAGTATTTCATCCCCCAAACTTTATTAGTCAATCGTGTAAAAAGCTGAGACCAAAGCGTCTGGTCGCAGAACTTTAGCACCATATACGTGAAGACCACGTACAATGTCGCCAAAGCTTGAAGGATCACGAATAACTTCGGTCGTAGTAATCGTCTGAGCCGTAGCCGTAGAAGACATGTGACCAGCCATACACTTGCCAGTAGCCACAGAAGTAGCACCAACATTGTTAGACTTGTACATGCTAAACCCACGGAGCTGACCAGAAGATACCAAACCATTTCGGATTGAACCTTGGCCTGCGTTGAAGTCTACAGACAAAAGCTTAGAGCCTGACTGTGAGAGTTCTTCGTAGAAAGAAGGAGGCGCTACAAACCAACGACCTTCTTCAGGAATGTTTTGCTCGTCGAGAAGACGGGCCATACGTGCCATAAGGTCAATAGCGTCTACGCCACTTGCATCTGAGCCGAGAAGGTCAACAGAAGCAGTAGTTTCTGCAACACCAGCGGTACCCGCAGCAGCATCTGCACCAATTACATGGTCAGGGCCTGAGCTAGACACGCCAGCAAACATCTTAGCCAGCACACCTACATCAAAAGCATCACGCAAAGCGTAAGCAGCAGATGAAGTTGCAACGTCACGGAAATTAATGTGTGACATTTGCGTTTCAATATCATCAACGATGAATTTGAAAGCGTTAGCAATGTCTACAACCATCGTAATTTCAGTGTCTGTCAGATTAGTTTTAGCAGCGTCTTGTCCACGCTCGTACTGATCAACAGTGATTACAGGTTCTTTAATGATTTTAACGGTGTCACCAAAGCCAGAAATCTCACCTGCATAATCCGTATTGGTAATAGCTTCAATTACAGAAGCCTTACGGAAAAAGTTGAGTACCTGCTTGGAATATAACTGGGGTAACCAGTTAGTGGAACCGCTAAAGTTAGTTGGGGTTGTCGCAAATTCGAACCCCTGATCGGATGTGTTTAAAGCCATTTGTTATCTCCTAAGTAGAAAAGTTAGCCTCGTACAACACGTCCTTCAATCATAGCCTCACGAATTTCTTCTTCGTATTTATCAAACTGATCTAAGGACATCTTGCCGATTTCTGATTCAGTCCAAATCCTACCTTGCTGGGGATCTAAGTTAGTTGTTTTTGTAGATACCATATCAGCTGCAGAGCCTTCCTGTTTTTTCTTAGGTCGGCCACGATTTGAACCTCTATTGTTTTGTCCTTTACCTGTTTCTAACTTATATAAATCTAGAGCTTTGACGGCTAAAGTTACATTATCAGGATTGTTATAAATCCAATCTTGAATTTGATCTGGTTGTTCTTGCGCCCACTCATGAAAACTATCATCCCCTCTGATTTCATCAAAGTCTGGATGTCGGTCTTTCAATGCTGTCTCAGCTTCTCGTTGTGCAATTTGAGCTTCTCTCTGTTCGATAACAGAAAGTTTAGCTCGTAGTGCTTCTACTTCTTGCTGACTTCGCATGTGTGCTACAGTTTCTACCGTATCATAAAGATCAGGATACTCTTCTCTAAACTTTTCTAAATCCTCTTGAGACTTAGGAGCTTGGTACTGGGGTTCAGCCATTCTGGCTTGCTCCAGTAATTCTTGCTCTTTTCGTTTAAACTCGTTGAGCTTCTGATCATAGTGCTTCTTTAAATCATCATATCTTTTTTTATAGTTAGAACCTTCTACTGATTCTTCTTCTGCAGGGGCCGTTTGTTTTTTACGGGTGGCCTGCTTTTGAGGGGCCTCATCTTCATAAAATAAAGTATCTGCTTTAGCCTGTCGTGGGCCATCTGGCGTATGCCAAGGTTTCTTCATGTTATAAGGATTTGATGTTGCTTCCTCTTCTTGTAAAAGTTGTTCGGACATTTTGTTTTCCTTTTCTACGGGGCTTGTTTCTTGCAAGGTAGCCAATTTTAAACGTCTTTAAAAAATTTGGGGCTTGTCACTACAAGGTAGCCGTACTATTAATATAAACGATTTCCCATAAGACTAGGCATTCTGTTAGCTTTTAACATGTTATTATTGATCTCTTCCTCTTCTTGAGTTTGCTGTAGTCCAAAACCAGTAACTAATTTATTAGGTTCTTCAACAGCCATAGGAGGAGACAAAATACCGCCCATTGCCTTTTGGGTTCGTGCTATGCCACCATCTGCCATTCGCTCTGCATTATCCATCATTGTCTGAAGGTTGTCAGCGCCAATTTCATTGGTGGCTTTTTCGGTAATTACAAATTCTCCATCGCTTAAACGCGCAGGTATAGAATCTGATACACCGTCTCCGGGGCCTTCAACTTTTCCAGCTCCCGAAAATTCTGATGCAGTCATTACGACCTTATCAAAAATCTCACTGAGTTTTGGATCTGATTCCAAAGCTCCCATTAAATAGTCTTGCTCGCTATCGTCTAGAGACTCCCCTAGTACATAGCCCATATAGTCATCTTCCATTTGAACATCTGGAACTTGAGACTCTTCTGCCATAGCCTGCTCTTCAGGCGTATAAGTATCGACAGGCATTTCAGGTGGTACAAGCATTGAGCCGCCTTCTGCTTTAGGAGTTCTGTCTGCCTCCATAAACACAGCTTTTTTTACTTCTTGATCTACGTTTTGTGTTTGCATTTGAAAGTTTTTTTGGATTTTTTCTTGCTCTTCGGGAGTTTCAGCTTTTGACATTTCCTGTTTAAACGAGTTATACATCATTCTAAAATTATCTTCGTCAGACATCTCACTATGTTGTTCTTTTTTTAGCATACTTTTACCCATCTTTTCTCTCCATTGCTTCTTTAACGCTGTCTTTAAGGCTTTCTAACTTAACCAGAGAACTCAGCCTCCCCTGACTGCGGAACAGATCCAGTTCCGATGTTGCCACCGCCAGTACCTGTAGCTCCAAGGTTTTGGCCTTCTGGAGGTACTCCTTGAGAGGCTCCCATACCTCCGGGTTGTTCACCACTGGGGCCAACTTCCGGGCTAGTTGCTTGTCCAACATTATTTTGCATTCCTATAATTTGAGCCATAAGTGCTGCTTCTTCCGGGTCGTTGATTAATTCCTCTGGATCAAGATCAAGACTGTACGCAAGCTCACTAATCAGCTTATTCATTTTAATAAACGGTGCAATAGCAGGATTTTGAGCAGTTTGTAGGAACATAGTAAGCCGTTGACTACGTACTTCTTTCTGCATTAAGCTATTAGTACCTGTTGCTTTTACTTCTAAATCACCTTTTACATCTAATTTAGATTCTAAAAACTGCATATTCCACTGGAAATAAGCCTCACCCATAGGCTTTAACAAGAAATCATCAAGGTTTTTAATGACAGTTTTAATATTAAGGGATGCTGCGCCAAGTAGCATGGACATACCTGAAGCAGTTCGCGTCATGCTTTGGACGCCTGTTTGACCATGTGAATAGCTTGGAATACCTGTTTGTTCGTCTGCAAGCTGTCTGAATTTATCAAACATCATCATGTTTTCTTGTGAGGTATTAGGAAACTTTAAGCCATTAATTGCTTGTCCGGGCATTCCTGCCTGTCTTCGGAACACTTTACCCGGATAAATCTCCATGCTTTGACCACCTACAAGCGCAGTTTCGTCTACATCAAAGACTAAAGACCCAGATAACGCTAGGTTGTCTATTGCCATACGAGCATGACCATTCATGATTTTCTGAGAATCGTCCATGTTTTCAGCAACCCCAATGCCAAAAAAGCTGTAGGGGTTTCTTTCGTATGGAAAGGCATGATAAGGCAACCTGAAAGGCGTGAAGGGATTGACTACTGCTCTTAACATTTGACCATTGCAGATCCAAGCGTTTACTTGTACTTCATCTAGGTCATCTACTTCATCTGGTATATCCATACCAACTTGGCGAGCATATTCAGCATCGATTACTCCCCAATACTCTAGAACTTCAAACTGACCCGAGCCTGTTTCTTCAGTACGATTGTCATCTTTTAGTTCTTGTTCGTAGTCTTTTTCTTCGTAGTTAGGCCCCAAAGACAAAGCCTGACGAATAGCATCTTTATTAAAGTAAGGCATTTTAGATAAAGACCGTAACTTAGTACGGTTCATGCGGTGCCTGTGAAAAATATACTCTGCTTCGTTTATGTTTGTAGCGTTTGGATCAGGGAAAAAATCCCAAATGCTGACAAACTCAATACGAGGAACGCGCACATCAATTGGAGAATATCTTCTAAATCCTTCTTCATCTTCTTCCCAACGACTTAATGTTTTATTAAAGTTAAATGGTCCTTTTACTATGCCTGTACCAAATAAAGCAGATTCAAAAAGAGCGTTTCGTATTTCACTTGCTCCGTTTGATTCTTCAATTTGATCATGTATTAATTTTTCTAAACGTCTAGCTGCTTCTTTAGCAGGACTTACTTGTAGGGCTTGTGGGCTTGGACTTGGACCGTCTGTAAGTTTTTCGCTTGCTGCGTTTTCAAGTGACGTTTCTTCAAACCCTCCTGACCCGTAGGTCGCTCCCGGCTTAAGTACACGGCCGTCACCTTCGTAACCAACGTCAAAAGGATTCTCCTCTTTCTTTTTTGGAAATTCTTCTTGGCTTGTTTCAATACCGGGTAAAGGATTTTGAGGATCTAGGTGAGCATACTCGCTAATACCTTCTGGTACTTTTGTTTCAG